GCCCATAGTCCTTCGTGTGGATTGAACATATTTTCTTTAATAAATTTGATATCTACATGCATTTGTTCTCTATCTTTGTCGGCTTGTCTCATCTGTTCCAAAATGACATTCAAATCTTTTTTATCTTGTCCATTCATACCTATAAATATAAATTCATATATTTAACATTATATTTTCCTACGTGGGAAATACAAATTATATTACCAAAATTTATTTATTTTAGAATCTTGAATCTCTTTGATAAGACCTTCAATATTATCTAAGTTTGCTTGTATTAAATTCAATTTATCTACTAGACTCTTACTACGTGTTGAATCAGTTTCTTCTTTAAGAAAAGTCCATTCCCATAACTCATCAACGTGATATCCGAGAGACTCATCTCGATTGTTAGCCTTAACAATATATTGGTCATACTTAGTTATTATATCACCTAATCGTTTATTAATGTCTTGTTGTTCATCCAATATACTTGTAAGAGATTCATCGGCTAACTGACCACTCTTGACTATTTTACTGAGAAAATGTATTTCGTCCAATATCTTATTTAACTCTTTAACATATAAACGGATGGTTTTAGGATCTGATACCTTTATGAATGCTGATACATCTTCTTCTATTACCTTATAGGATTCATTCCACTCGTCCATCTTGCTGTTGACTCTTGTCATATGAATGATAGAAAATGTTATGTAAATAGAACATACTACTCCTATGAATCCTGTACCTAATAATTTAATTGTTTTATTCATTTTTTCTCCCATACCCAAATTGGTTCTCCAAAGGCTACATCTTTTGTATCTTTGGTATTTTCTTTTAAATGCTCTTCAAAATATTCACTCTTGGCATTACCAGCTCCACCTGAATTAAATCGTTTAGTCATCTCCATCCCTATACAACCACGATATAACATTCCCTGTGATTTGATAAAGTCATTCATTGGATTACATATATCAAAATAATCCTTAGTCTTTGGATTATATACATCAGCTATATTGACAGCAAGTATTCCACCCGATTTAATAGTTGGTATTATCTTCTCCAATGTTTTATGTAGGAAGTTCTTATTCCAACTATCAATATTCTTATATCGTACCCAACTCTGTGTATCATCGTGACTATACCTTTCAACATCAAAATATGGCGGTGATGTAAAGACGGTATCAAAGTGGTTATGATATTTAGTAAAATCAACATCCTCTGCTGGAGATGGTATTAAATCAACCTCTCTGTCATGTTCAAAAAATGATTGGTGTTTCTTGTAGAACTCAACTTGTTTTCTATATCCATCGTGGTTATTTAGATTCGGGTCAATACCAACATAATGTTTACCTTTCTCACTCGCATAGAATCCAGCTAACCTATCACCCCAACCGGCACTAAAGTCCAATACATTCTCACTACCATAATAGTCATAGAAAGCCTTGGCAATACTTGGTTTGAATTGTGATGCCACATATTTTCTCAATGTGGTTGCCATTCTGATACTCTGTAAATCTACCTTAGTTAATACTTGTTCTAAACTCCAAAAGGCTCTAACGATAGTCTTGATACCCTTTACGGTCTGCCATGTTCTCCATCCACTCGGTGTTCTTGTCCAATCAACTTTCCATCTATTATGAATATGAAATCCATTGGAAGCATTATTGCCAGAGTTATCTCTCTTGAAATATTTATCGGTTAATGGATATTTTGATTTCCTTTCGTTTCGTGGAAACCAACTATCGTTAATCAGTAAGTCATTCCATTGAACGCCTTTTAGTTTTCTAAGACTCTTCAATGTCTCTTGTTCTGTAATCTCTGGTATTGGACATGGATATGTATGTAAGCATTTAGCCAACTCATCCACCACCTCGTCTTTCTCGTAAGTCGTGATAATATGTTGCCACTCATCTTCATCAATGAAAAGATACGGCTCCATACCATAGAACTTTTTAAATAGTTCTTCTACTTCTTTTCCCATATCCATATAGGTTCACAGAACTTACCATCAAACCTTTTTATCATTTCCGGCTCTCTATTACTCTCGCCCGACTCTACGGCATTTCCAACACCAATACAATTTGGTCTTGATGCCATCTCCATACCTATACAACCCAAGTAATCTGAATCTCCGTATTCTTCAATAAAATCATTCATAGGATCACATATTTGTTGCCACTTCTTACCACCCTTTGAACCAGCATTTACATCAGATATATTAATACATAGTTTACCACCACTTTTTAAGGTGGGCCACATATTGTCTATCGCCTTATGTAAGAACTGACTATTCCAACTATCTATGTCTTTATATCTTACCCAACTTTGTGTATCATCGTAACTATATCTCTCCACATTAAAATAAGGTGGTGAAGTGAAGATGATATCAAAGGTATCTTCATATTGGTCAAAATTAAAGTCCTCGGCGGCATCACAATGGAATGCAGTTTTCTTTTTGGTTTCAAAGAAAGTTAAATGATTATCATAATATCGAGCTTGTTCTTCATATATAGGATGATTCTCCACACGTGGATCAACTCCAACATATAGTTCTGTATTCATACTGGCATAAAAACCAGCCAACCTATCACCCCAACCTGCAGAGAAATCCAATACGTTCTTGACATTAAAGTAATCATATAGAGCCTTGGCTGCGTTGGGTTTAAATTGACTACAAATGTATTTTCTCAACCCTAACATAGTTCTCAATGTAGATTTGTCAATCTTCTCCATTTTCAAAGTATAGGCCGCACCCATTAATGAAGTCATAAATTTCTCTTCACCCCAAGTTCGTAATGGGCCAGGTGAAATCGTTCCATCTACTGACCATCTGTTTTCTTGTTGAAAGAAATTACTTGATTTGTTTCCGTTATTGTTTCTCTTGATATACCATTGTGAACCTTTGTAAGTTAAAGGCCAATCATACGATGTTTCAGTACGAGCAAACCACTCACCTTCTTTTAGTAAATCATGAACCCAAGTCTTTTTTAAATTATTGAAATCCTTCCTACAATCATTTTGACTTATCTCTTGATATGGTGGTGGATAAGTCATGGCGACTTTTGCCAGACTTTCCTTTACATCATCTTTCTTGAATGTCTCTTTGATGTATGACCATTCGTTTTCGTTGATGTGAAGATATGGAACTTGATATAAGAACTTGTTAAAGTAAGGTAGGTACATTATTTACTCCCAAATAAATAATATCTAGCTTCGGTTTTTTTTTGTTCAAGTGTCGCGTTTGATTTCATCTTATTAGCTAATGCACTCATTATCATTACATTACCTTTTATATAACCTTTAGTTGAATCTATTCTATCTAATGATGGTGAATTATCCTGCCCTCCACTCCCCTTTGATTTCCAACCTAATTTTATTCCCTGTACAGGACATACTTTAGGGTATTCTGTGGCTTCCCACATTTTTGGCCAACGGCCGTGTTCACCTTTAAATCTTCTAATCTTAACACCCGGTATATCTTCCGGTTCTATTGTGAACTCTCCACCAGCAAATTTAGTACGGCCTTTTTTACTTGCAAACCATTTTTTAAATGGACAGACAGTTTCCATATATTCTTTTGCACAATATCTACAATAAGGTCGTAATCCATTCTTTCCGTCTACCTGTTTACTAAACTCACTTAATGACTTATGTTCTTTACACTTAGTACAAACCTTACCCTTTTGGTGGTCGTGTGCTTCAGTTAAAAAGTCATTAACGGTGATTGATTTACTCACCAAACAATTCCTTGAATGCCTGATTAGCAGCATTTGATTGTTCTGTTTTAACTTTGACTTCTTCTTTCTTTACTTCTTTGATAGCATAATCACCACGTTTCCAAAAGTCATACTCGATGTGAGTTGCCATCATATCAGCCTGATGAAGTATATAGGCGATATTACTTCTCAATGCTCGTTCAGGACTATAACCTATGTAATAACTCTTGTTTGCTTCTTCATACAATCCGTCTGTCAATCTTAACCCAATGTACTCATTGTCTGACAGTACGATTCCAAAGTGTTGAAGTAAAAACAAAGCCCTATCAGTTACGGTCATGAACTGTAAGTTAGGATTATGTTTATAAATTAATCCTTGATTTTTCCGATGCCAGTCGGAATCATTTGGTGTGTAGTAATCATCAGCTAAATCACCAACCTTACCCAAGTCATGATGTAGAGCAGCAAATATCAATTCTTCATCCGTGAAATTAATAGTAGCTCCACTCTGTTCCCATACATCTTTTATCTTCAATGCTGATGTAGTTACGTGAATAACGTGTTCCACATACCCACCAGCGTGAGCATTATGGAAGTGTTCTTTACCACTGGCTGGTGCCATACACATTCGTTCTTCAAAGTAATGATACATATTAAGGAGTTTTTCTCTTCGTTCACTTCCTTCTTCAAATGTATCTTTTATGATTTGAATTAATTTTTCCCAATTCTCTTGGATTTGTTCTGGTGTTAATTCTTTTGTCATTTTGTATCCCTATCTTTAATCATTTGATTTACTATTAATTGATAATACTT